AAGCACAAAAGGCGGAGGACAGGACGACAAAGGAGCAGTTTGACAAACATCATGCTACCATTGATAAAATTTTTGAAGATTCAAGTTATTAATGAAAAAACTAATCGTTCCAATATTGATAACACTAGCCTTACCGCTAGTGTTTCAATCTACCCCAACAGAAATACTCAAACTAAAAACATTTGACGCACTGGTTAAAGAACAACAGCCAAGTGGCAATTTTGTAATTCTAAACATATCAGAATCTGATGTCAGAGAAAGAGGAGGTTTTCCGTTTCCTAGAAGAGACTTAGCACAGATACAAGTTGATTTAATTAACGAGGGAGCCATTGGAGTGGGTTGGTCAATTAGCTTTTCAGAGGCAGATAGATTTGGTGGTGATGATGTATTTGCACAATCTCTTTCTTTTGCACCAAGCGTCTTAGCAATGTTTGAAACACCAAATGGTCAATACCCAAAAACAGTTGGCACGGTCATAAAAGGTAATGAGGTTGGCGGCATACCAACTCAAGGCATTGTAGAAAATATAGATGTGCTAAAAGAACAAAGCTATCAAGGTATAGCAACGGCACCAGTAGATATAGATAACCTAGTCAGAAGAATACCTTTGTTAATGAAAACACCTGATGGATGGTCGCCCAGTTTTGGCACAGAAATATTAAAAGCATTAACAGAAACAAGGTCCTACATTATCACTACAAATGATAATGGTATTCAAGAAATTGCAGTCAGACATTTACCGCCAATCAAAACAGACAGCCTAGGTCGTAAATGGATTAGTTGGGTAGACACGCCACAAACCACATTAAAAGAAATGAATGTTGCAGGAAAGTTTGTAATCATCGGAGTCACAGCCAATGGAATCATGCCACAAATCGCAACCCCGGTTGGATTATTAGAACCGCATAAAGTACAAGCTGCATTAGCTGAGTCAATTTTGTTAGAAAACTCACCAATAATACCTGATTGGTCTCTAGCAGCCGAAATCTTTATTTTTGGAATAATTGTCTCTTTGACATGGCTTCTAATCAATTATCTTGGCATGACCCTAGGCATTGCATTGGCAACCTTAACAATGTTGTGTACAGCCTTAGGTGGCTACTGGTTAATACAGACAGGAATTTTACTAGATGTAACGTGGACTTTAGTCTCACAATTTATAACTGGTGCCTTAGGCTTTTATTTACGCTTTAGAGAGCAGTTTAAATTGCGTCTACAGATAAAAAAACAGTTTGAACATTACCTTGACCCAAGACAAGTCAAACAATTACAAAAAAATCCTGACCTACTAAAACTAGGTGGTGAAAAAAGAAGATGCACTTTTATTTTTACAGACTTAAGAGGATTTACTGCATTAAGTGAATCGGTAGAACCTGAACAGGTTACATATATTATGAACAAAGTTTTAACAGCACAAGTAGATGCAGTACAAAAACATGGTGGCTTAGTAGACAAATTTATTGGTGATGCCGGGATGTATATATTTTCAGCACCCCTTGATGTTTTGCATCATGAAAGAATAGCTTTTGAATGTGCATTAGATATAATAAAAAATACCGAAGCTGTTAATAAAGAATTAATAGCAGAAGGTTTGCCTGCCATAGCAATAGGAATTGGTGTCAATACTGGTGAAGCTGTTGTGGGTAATATGGGTAGCAATACTAGGTTTGACTATTCTGCTATTGGCGATGCTGTTAATATTGCAGCGAGATTAGAGTCTGCAACCAAAGAAAGAGGCGTGGACATACTTATTGGCGAAGAAACAGAAAAGTTTTGTGGTTATAGATTAAAAGTGTTAGAATCTATCAAGGTTAAAGGTAAAGCAAAACCACTGAAAATATACACTGTAAAATGATTAAATTTATGGCAACAACAAAAGAAGCAATTACTAAAATAGAAGCACACGAAAGAGAGTGTACGATTAGATACGCAAACATAGAAAAAAGACTAGAAGACGGCTCAAAGCGTTTTGATAAGCTAGAAAATATGATATGGGCAGTTTATCCGTTTATTTTACTTTCTGTGGTTTTATCTAAGTTTGTATGAGCAAAGTTTTTATAGGTATTATTTTTGTTTTAACGTGCATAACCTATTATCTATTTAACCAAAATCAAACTCTTTCAGCTAATAACATTGCACTAGAAGGCGCTGTAGCTACACAAAAAGAAGCCATAGAAACACTACAAAATGATTTTGCCTTACAGACAGGTAGTTTATTAGAGCTACAAAGTCGTAACCAAAAAATACAACAAGAGATGTCAAGGTACCTTGACATATTTAAACGTCACAATTTAACAAAATTAGCAGCAGCTAAACCCGGTTTAATAGAGCCAAGAGTAAATAAAGGAACCAAAGATGTATTTGATAGCATTGAAGAAGATAGTCGCAACATTGACAGTCTTGATGATGGCTTGCAGTTGCAGTCTAATACCAACTAAACAGGTAGAGATTGTATCTAAGCCTATAGAAAGAACTATAGTGCAACCCATTATGCCTAGAGAGATAGATTTAAAAGACCCTTACTGGTATGTGGTTTCAAACGAAAATATTGATGAGTTTTTAGTAAGAATAGAAAAAGAAAGCGGTCAAGTTGTATTTTTTGCAATGTCTGTACCTGACTACGAGCTTATGGCTTACAACATGCAAGAATTAAAGAGGTATATTAATGAGCTTAAAGAAGTTGTTGTGTATTATAAAAAAGTTACAACACCACAAGAAGGAGATAACCAAAATGAAAATATCAAATGAAGGCATTAATTTAATAAAATTTTTTGAAGGCTGTCCTACAGATAAAGACGGCAATGTAGTTAGTTATAGATGCGCTGCTAATAAAGCCACTATAGGTTATGGCAGTCTTAAGCTTATTGACGGCAGTCCTGTAAAAGATGGCATGACAATAAGCAAACAAGATGCTGAGGATTTGCTTGCACACGAACTACATGAGTACGAAGGTTATATTAATGACATGGTTGAACCTGATTTAAGTCAAAACCAGTTTGATGCTTTGGTATCTTGGGTTTTTAACTTAGGTCCAAGCAATTTGCGCGCCTCTACACTTTTAAAAAAATTAAATGCAAAAGATTGGACAGATGTGCCAAACCAAATTAAAAGGTGGAATAAAGTTGCAGGTGTCCCTAATGAGGGATTAATCAAAAGAAGAAATGCTGAAGCTTTATTGTTTGAGGGCAAAGAATGGGTTACAGTTTAACTGACATGCTAGTTTGTGGATATTCACTGGATATCTCCTCTCTCTCCTCAACAGCGTGTCAGGAGAGTCAAGCGTCCTTTAAAACATTTTGGCTCTCCACCTAATGCTTAATTTAGAAAACATAAAATCCTTTGACGCGCTATCTCGTGATGAGCAAGTAGAAGCATTGACTCTTATAGACAAATGGAAAAACCTAAACGCAAGGGATAGATGTCGAGGTGATTTTTTAGAATTTGTAAAATTTCATTGGGAAGGTTTTATAATGGGAAGACATCATAAAGTTCTTGCTGAAAAACTAAATCGCATAGCACAAGGCAAATGCAAAAGACTTATGGTTATGCTGCCGCCAAGACATTCAAAATCAGAATTTGCCTCTACTTATTTTCCTGCATGGATGATGGGATTAAATCCAAGTTTAAAAATTATACAAGCAACTCATACAGCAGAACTGGCTGTAAGGTTTGGTAGAAGAGTTCGTAATATTATAGATACTGATGAATACCAAGCTATCTTTCCTGAAATAAACCTATCGGGTGATAATAAATCAGCAGGTCGTTGGACAACTGATGACGGCGGAGAAGCCTTCTATTCGGGAGTTGGTGGTGCTATTACAGGTCGTGGAGCTGATTTGTTAATTATTGATGACCCACATTCTGAACAAGATGCAATGTCACCAACAGCCATGGACGCTGCATGGGAATGGTATACATCAGGTCCAAGACAAAGATTGCAGCCGGGAGGCACCATTGTTCTTGTAATGACAAGATGGAGTACCAAGGATTTAGCGGGCAGATTATTAAAAAGACAATCAGAGACTCACGCAGACCAGTGGGAGGTTGTAGAATTTCCCGCAATAATGCCTGATACAGAAGAACCTTTATGGGGTGAGTTTTGGAAAAAAGAAGAGTTATTATCAGTTAAAGCATCACTTCCAGTTTCTAAATGGAACGCGCAATGGATGCAAAACCCAACAGCAGAAAGTGGTTCTATAGTAAAAAGAGAATGGTGGCAGACATGGGAAAAAGAAGGAATACCAACCTGTGATTGTATTATACAAAGCTACGATACAGCTTTTAGTGCAAAAGAAACTGCTGACTATTCTGCGATTACTACATGGGGTATTTTTGACCCTGAGGACGGCAGTGAAAGTGCGATTGTCTTACTGGATGCAAGCAGGCATAGAGTAGATTTTCCTGAGCTAAAAAACATAGCATTAGAGGAATATAAGTATTGGGAGCCTGATATTGTACTAATTGAAGCAAAAGCAAGTGGTACGCCACTTACACAAGAGCTTAGAAAAATAGGAATACCAGTACAAGCTTACTCACCAAGTAGAGGTCAGGACAAGGTTGCAAGAATGAACTCTATTGCACCTATGTTTGAAAGTGGTATGGTATATGCTACAGAAGACGCTTTTGCAGAAGAGGTCATTGAAGAGCTTGCAGCTTTTCCGTTTGGTGAAAATGATGACTTCTGCGATTCTACCACTATGGCTTTAATGAGAATTAGACAAGGTGGATTAGTAGATTTGAATACTGATTATAGGGATGATATGTCAATGGATAGAAAGGCATTATCATATTATTAATTTTATGGATATAATAATAAATTATGGCAATAGATAGACAACTAGGAACAGAAAACAATCCTGACGTAATAGACCAAAGCAAGTCTGTTAATGTGCCTGTGGATGAGTTTGCTGTAAATGCACCCGAACCAA